AGCGAAGGTTATTATGTGGCTATCTAAAAAAACATATCACATTGGTTCGGGTTGTAGTCAAACCATTTTTAAAATATTAACACATTCTATATTGTTTAGTAAATCACCATCAGGATGGTCTATAAGAATCAATGATGGTATTGGTGTTAATGTTACAACCAAACCATTGTTCTCCGTTAGAAATGGGTATAAGAAAAGTATTAAATTAGGGAAATATTATATAGTAAAATTATGAGTGAAAATAAAGAAATGGTTAACCACCCGGAACATTATGGTGGTCAGGACAATCCGTATGAGGTTGTAAAAGTTTGTGAAGCTTGGGGTCTTGATAAAGATGCTTACATCTTCAATGTAGTTAAGTATGTTGCAAGAGCCGGAAAGAAAGACACAGATAAAGAACTTCAGGATATGAAAAAAGCGTTGTGGTATTTGAATCGTAAAATTGAGCGTCTTGAGAGTAACAGTTGATATTGATGAATACGCAGAAGGTGCGGTTCTATTAGACGGATTAGAAAGTGCAATCGTTGGGATTGTAGAAGATTTTGGTTCATCAGGAAGAAGAATATTATATTCCAAACAAAGAATATTAAACATCCTACAAGAGAGAGACCTAATGACCATGGGTGAGGCTGAAGAGTTTTACGATTATAATATATTAGGATTACACGCTAGTGACCAAAACGCAGTGTTTTTAGATTTAGAAATAATACCAATAAAAAAAGAAGATGGTTGGGAATACCAATTAAAAGAATAATATGGCAAATGTAATGACAACATATGTTAAGATTGTTAATCTTAACGAAGAAACGTTTTTAAAAGTTAGTGATTTATTTAAAACTGAAAATGACAATAGTTCTTATGTAGAATTAATTAATCATTTTAATAAATTATTTGATGAAAAATTTAATAATTCGGATAATGTTATGTCCCGAGATTGGATGGAACAGAACATTGGTTCAAAATGGATTACCGTTGAATTTGGTGATGATGGATACACACCTGAAGTTGATATAATAATTGAAAGTGCTTGGAGTGTTCCTACAGAATATATTCAAAAAGTGGTTGAGGTTTTAAATCGAATGGATAAGAATATTGTGGCTTATGGTACATACGAAGATGAAGGATTTTCACCTATCGGCGCGTTTGTTTACGGATATGATTATGATGATATTGAAGATTACGATGAAGAAGTTGATTTTGATGAAATGATGAATGACGACGAGTATCATGAAAAAACATATAATGAGCTATATTCATTAAGAGATAGTTTATATAATTCATATCTTGAAGCAAAAAAAGAAAGAGAAGAAGATGATAGAAACAGGTAAGATTATAAATGGGGATTGTATTGAGGTAATGAAAACTTTTCCGGAAGGTTCAATTGATTTATTGGTAACCTCACCACCATATAACGTAAATATTGCTTATGATGTTCATAAGGATGATTTACCTATGGATGAGTATTACGAGTGGACAAAAAATTGGTTGAGAGAGGCGTTACGAGTATTAAAAGATGATGGAAGAATTGCGGTCAATGTTCCAAATGAATTGAATGTTCAAGAAAGAGGTGGTAGAATTTTATTTGTTGCCGAGTTTTGGATGATGATGAAAGAAGTTGGGTTTAAGTTTAGTGGGTTAGTTGACCTTACCGAAAATAGTCCACACAGAGTTAGACAAACAGCTTGGGGTTCTTGGATGAGTGCCTCGGCACCTTATGTATATAATCCAAAAGAATGTGTCATTATTGCGTATAAGAAAAGTAGTAAGAAATTAACTAAAGGAGTTTCTCAATGGGTAGGAACACCAACTGAAGTTACCAATGAAGATGGTAAAGTTAGAACCAAGATGGTTTATCAGGACGAAGACAAAAAAGAGTTTATGAACTTGGTGTTTGGACGATGGGAATATTTTGCAGATACTAGGTCATTAACAAAGGCGACATTCTCTATGGATATTCCATCCAAAGCAATTAAGATATTATCATACAAGAATGACATTGTTCTTGACCCATTTATGGGCAGCGGAACATCCGCCTTCGCAGCAGAATTATTAGAAAGACGATGGATTGGAATCGAGTTATCTCCGGATTATACCGAGATTGCAAGAAAAAGAGTTCAATCGTTGATTGATGAACGAAAACAAACAAAGTTAGAATTAAAAGAAGAGGTGTTATAACCTCTTTTTTATTTTCCGTATATTTATAGTTAAACAATTTATTATGTCAAAAAGATTTATAATTTCTGAAGAAGAAAGAAGTGATATTCGTTCAAGATACGGGTTAGTTAATGAACAACAAGAAACACCTGAACAAAAAAAAGGGTTACAATGTTTCCTTAATAAAAAAGGTATTAGAGATAATTCTAATCAACCTTTAAAGGTTGATGGTAACATAGGTGATAAAACTATGGAAGCTATTACCAAATATCAAAGTAAAATTGGTGTTTATCCTACTGACGGTACTTGGGGGCCTGCAACATCTAGTAAAATGCCAAGTAAAGATGTTGAACTTTTCAAACAATGTATTGCTGACGAAGGTAGTATTATAGATAAAGGGTTACGTTTCTTTGGATTAGATTAATGAAAAAACTTATAAAAGAAAGTGGGATAAGAGACATTAAAGCTCTTGCTAAACGATATCCTAAAGCAGAAATTTATTTTCACCAAGATTTAGATGGTGTAACAACGGCAATTGCTATGAGACAATACCTTGAAAATAATGGTATTAAAGTAGTTGGTGCTCACGTTATTCAATATGGTGATAAAGAGTTTGCTGTAAAGAAAAACGATGCTAGTGGAGATACAATGCCAGTGTTAGTTGACTTTGCTCACGGAAAACCAATGTTTGTTATTCACACCGACCATCACGATAGACAGGCAGGTGCTGAAGATACTAAATCAACATCGTTTAGAAGTTCTCGTTCAAATGTTGAAACAATATCACAGATAGTTTCACCAAAGGAGTTATTTCCATCTTCTGATATATTATTAATTTCTACGGTAGATTCGGCAAATTACGCATCTAACGAAATAAGTGTTGACCAAGTTATCTCTTACTTATTCAAATTAGATAAGGATAAGTCATTAGAGAAAAACAAAATGTTGATGGGATTGGTGGCCAACAAATTATTATTGGCATTCAAAAACAAACCAGGGTTTTTAGAAACATTGGTAATGGAATGTACACCATCTTTATTGAATATTCTTAATACAATAAAAAGAATAATGGTTGAAAAGGGTTATGCTAAACCTGAAGAACTTGAAAAGAATAAAGATGAGTATGTTAAAACAATGCAGACAAGTCCTAGTGTTAAAGTATTGGATAATATAATTGTTCAGTATGGTGGTGGGCCAATGTTTAAGCCAGGTTCTTATGACCGATATACTCCATTCAAAAATAACCCGGAGGCTGATTTTATAGTTATTGCTTGGCCTTTAGGATTAGTTCAAGCGTCTTGTAATCCATTCAAAGGTGAACGTCAATTGAAAGGTGTTAATTTAGGTGAGATAGCTCAAGAAGTTTTATCTAAATGGGAAGACCAATTAAAACAAAGAGAGATTCCATTATCAACTATTAAATGGATATCAGAATCTTCAAGAGATTTTAATAAGGAATCAACCGGATTTACATTCAAAGATTTTGTTGCGTTATATGGTAAAGAATATAAAACAATGGAAGATGGTCGTGAAAAATTATATCACATTGGTGAAATTATGGAAAAACCTTTTTCTGAATTATCTGAAGAACACAGACAAATGTTAGATGATATCAAGGTTAATGCTTGGGATTTTATTCAATCAAATAGTGGTGGGCACAAATGTATTACAAACATATCGGGATTAAACTTTATGGGTAGAAATACTCGACCACCTAAAAATACTGGTGGTTACAATAACGAATCGGAAGATGCACCGTATGTTAAGTTTACCAAAATGATTCAGAATGAATTTGTGAGATTATTACAAGAGAAGATAAATCAATCGTAGTTAAAAATTTTATCACCGATTTTAATACCTAATTCTTTACAAGTTCCACCTTGAAGTTCTAGTATCATATCACCTTCACCACAATAGTTTTCACAATCTTTTGTTTTACAAGGTGGGCAATTTGAGTGAATTTCGGTGATAGTATTATCGTCAATGAATATAATATCTAAAGGTATGATACAATTTTTCATCCAAAAGCAGTGTTGACCTTCGGACATAATAAATAACATACCATTAAAGGTATCATCAAATCGTTTGTTCATCATACCACGACTAGTGTCTTTTGGTGATATAACGGTTTTGACTTTAAATTTATTTTTGTTTATAATTAATTCCATATTTATATAAATATACAAAATACAATAAAATGAAACAAGTAAAAAGATATTCCGGTGTTATTGTTAAATGTGGTGATGAGGTATTGATATGTAAACGAAATGCAAATGATTCATTAGCGGGTCAATGGAGTATTCCTTGTGGACATTTAGAAAAAGATGAGCATCCAATGGATGGTGTTAAAAGAGAATTTGAAGAAGAAACAAATTATACATTAGACAATAAATTAAAATTAGTTGGTTTTGTTAAACGATACAATCGTGATGGAACGGAAGTTCGTGGATTGATGTATGTATTTTTAATGGAAACTGATGAGAAGATTAATCCGGATTTAGAAAATGCTAAAGATGGCGAAGAACATACGGAATGTGGATATTTTGACCTTAAAAACTTACCATTTGATAATAAAGATGACCAATTGTGTAAATTAATTACGAGAATCTTAAAAAAAGATTAATTTTGTAATTTTATAACATATTTATATATTCATTACGCCAACAACCCCTTTCTTATGGTTGGACACATTGAAACCTCAACAGAGTAAAATTTGTTGAGGTTTTTTTTGTTTATAACAAAAATAGTATTATCTTTGTCGGGAATTTAATTATTACGATATGGAAAAAGAATTTATACCTTACGAATTAGCACTTGAATTAAAAGAATTAGGATTTGATGAACCTTGTTTATCTGCATTTTTTGAAGGTAAAATTAAAAGATGTGATAATGTTCAAAATTCTAAAAGTGATTATCTTTCATCACCACTTTACCAACAAGTATTTAGATGGTTTAGAGAGAAGTATGGATATGATGTATCAATTAAAAAATGCACACCAAGTGAATATAAGTTTGAAATAGAACAATTATTTGTAGAAGATAATAACTACTATTTTATTGACTTCGCATTTTCATCTTATGAAGACGCGGAACTT